TGATGAATAAGAAACTAAACTCTGCCCGAGATCGGGCGAACGTAATGGACGCTCGGATGGTAAAGAAGCGGAAGCAAGCGCAAAAGTCATTTGCCAAGGCAAAGCCTGACTTTCAGCACCTGCTCGGCCCAGTTGAAATTGACTACACCAGGAAGGCTTGACCGATGGCTGATGAATTCATTGTAGTACGGGACGGTTCGACTGTAGCAGCGACCGAAAGCCTGATCCATGCGGAAGCTCTCGCCCACAAGATGCGGCGGGAGCAGCCCAAGTCTAAAGTTAAAATTAAAAAGAATATGAATTGGAACGGTTACAGCGATCCCTATAATTTTAGACGATAGTTCTTGTAATTATTGTAAAAACGGGATAGAGTAACTGTAGGTTAAGAAAAGGAGTCAAACCTATGTCCTATTACATTAAGCGTCATGATGCCCTGCTTGGCAATTGTCGTTGGCATGACAGCTGGAATTCAGGTCCATCCTACCACAAGCTGGCTAAAGAGTACAAGAGCTTGGCTGGGGCTGAAAAGGCAATCAACAGCGTGATTGCCGTCTACCCTCCCTACGCTGAGCTCCTGGAGATTGTCACCAAGGAGCATTACTTTAACATTACCTCAAACGGCGAGGTAGTCGATACGTTCGATACTGAGGAGGAAGCAGAGGCAATGCTGAGAGAATATAACATGGCCTTCAAGGGTGGTTGTGAGATTTGGTCTGGTTTTAAATTTGTTCCGGTAGGAGGCTAATCATGGATCACGTACAGCGCATTCTGTTGAAGGTAGGCGATAAGACTTGGTCGATAATTCAAGCACCTATCCCCGGAGAGGGTGTTTATGGCTCGAAGGAGAATAAGGACGTAGAGATTCTATGCCTGAATAATGAAAATAGAAAGTGGCAGGGATTGAATTTCGCAGGAGGTGAGGTGCATAGCTACGTCGATGGAGCCGAGCTGTTAAAGCTACTGAAAGCAGAATTAGAAGGGGACTGAAAAGTCCCTTTTTTCTTGCGCAGATGTCTAAAATTTAGTATACTGTTTACATGATAGTTCTTGTAATTATTGCAAAAAGAGGATAGAATGAAAACAGTTGAAATGAAGGAGTCAAAAATGTTTCGCTTACCTGAATCCCTTGAGCTTTCTATGTCTTACTCTGAGGCAAAGGCAATTATCGGTCCGGACCTGCTTGGTGGCATGAAGCGCATCGAGCAGCTGTGGGAAGACCATAACAACGGCCAGCTGTATGGCTTTGACGACGAGTTCTTCGAGAACTATATTTACGAGGTCAATGCCTTCAACGTGGTCTACGAGACCATGCGTCCTCTGTTCTTCTAAGGAGTCCTGTAATGTTGAAGAAGAAAATCTGGGTAATCATGACTAAAGACGGTGAGCTCGTCGCAGCAGTCAAGACCTTTCATCGTGCTTTGGAGGAGGCAGCTCTGCTTGAGGAGCAGGGCAAATATCCCGAAAACGCACTGTTTGTCGAAGAAACTGAAATTTTGGAATAGGAAGTAAAAAATGCGTCGCACCGAACACCAAATGCAAGTAAACGGCTCTGGTCTCCGGAGCCTTCTCGAAGAAGCTTACAACGCTCATGAGATTGGGGCTACTATCCTCTACTGGATGAACGAAACGCTGGATAAATGGATTCTCTCTGGCCTTCCTGATGTAATGGTTGCTTTAGAGCGGAGAGAAAACTCTGATAAAATGTTTGAAGTCAGCGTTCACCGGAAATGGATGGCGGACGAGCCGTTTTGCACAGTTTTCGTAAAAGCAAAATAAATTATTTGGTTGGGGGTTTTTTTCTTGACCCCCAGCCCCATATATGATTTACTACCGCTCGTTCTCTGCTGCTACACTCGTTCAGGGCAAAGAACGTACCCTGCCCTTTGGTAGAGAGACCCAAAGCTCTCGGGCAGGCTACTAGGGACGCCGATGGTTTCTTGACTCCTTTCCGTCGGCGTCCCACTTTTTTTCCTTGACATCCTCGAAAAGTGCAGTATACTGATGATATCAGGTATGTAAACCCGATCTCCGTTCGCCAGAACCAGCTCCCAGGCTATTGATCGCATTACTTGATGATTCTCTCCTGGCTTTACGCCCAAGAAAGAGGCTCCGACATCAAAACCACCCCGAAACGGACGTCGGAGCCTCTTTTATCCTCGAATACAAATGATCCTGAGCGATGATGTAGGTGGATGATTTTTGATAATCTCCGCTACGCCATCGATGCTTGTATTCCATTCATCTTTATTTTTAGTATCATTTAATAAAAATTTTTGTAATTTGAATTCATATCCTTTATCGCTTAATTTAGATATTTCTTCAAATTCTGTAATTAATTCATTAAAATCTGCTGTACTCGCCATTATAAAAATCCTCAGTATGCTTTCATGTGATGCCTGTTGGTTTCCATGTATTCGTCCTCAAATAAATCCTCATGCTCAGCCAGCTCTTTACGGATACCGTTGCGGACCACTGAGCTAATACTGCACCAATGCTGCTCAGCGACGTAGTCCAGCTTCTGATAGACGTCCTCGGGTAAACGCAGAGTAATCACCCGATCCTTTATTGGTCTTTTTCTCATAAGTTTACCTCAGTCTAAAAATTGGTAATACGTATGTATTTATCAGTAATGTATTTTTAATTTTAGACGATACTTCTTTTAAAAATAAGAAAAAGAGTATAGAGTATATTCAGGTTAGAAAAAAGGAGTTGACCTAATGTACGCAGTTGAAGCACGAAACGTCCACAATGGTAACTACTACTACCTCAGTGGCTTGACCAAGCAGGAAGCTCAAGAGCGTGTGCCAGAGCTGACCCAGCGGTTTAACAAGGTGCGGTTTTTTGATATTATGGAGAAGTATGCAGCCCAGGACGCTGGTACTTGGGAGGAGCTGTGATGCAGCGCAAAACTATCCTAAGAGAGATCGGCGACCCCCATCTCTCCCTCGATCGGCTTGATGATAGTGGAGTCTTTCTCTGGACGTATGAGAATGGAGATATCTATCACACCAAAATTACCTATGTCTACCGACTCTGTCATTTAGATTTTAAGCATTGGGTTTTCATTGGCCGCAAATTTTTGGAATATGTTAGGGAACAAAATGACGATGTACGAGATACCATCACGCTACCTCTTAAACTTACCTCTGGTTGAGGCTGTTGAGATATTGAACCGTAAGCCTGATGGCCTTGAGCTGACTATGCTTAAGATTTTAGATTTATGGGATGACGCTATCACTGGGAGGCTTGATAACATGAACGAGGATGAGTTCTATGAAGTCTTCCAATGGGAAATTAACGCAGTAATGGTGGTGATGAGCGATCCTCCAGCAGGAACAAGTTATCATTAAGGGAAGTCAACATGAGCACTGGTACGTTTTACATCTATTTTGTATGTGCCTTATTCGATGGCGGCGATTATCAGCAAATCAAAGCATTCCGCCAAAAGAGGCATGCTGAGCAGTGGGCTGAGAGGTGCCATGAGGAAGGAGCAGAGACTCTCATGAAGACATGGCACTTGAAAAGTAGCTATTCATTCGACATCCCTGACCTTCATGGATGTCCATAAAATTTTAGACGATAGTTTTTGCTTTTTAATCAAAAAGCGATATACTGTCTATAGTGATTAAGAAAGGAGTTTCTAATGTCAAAACCACATGTCACCACTGTCCTATTTGAGCTGCCGTTCAAAAGCCCAAAGGCTGAGGACGCTATGGTCTGGGGTGTGTTCAGTAGCCCTGAAAAGGCTCATGCTGCTGTCGATATGTTTATCGCTGAGTGGAATGAGCAGGTCGGCGAGTTTGAGCAGATTAGCAAAGGCAACTTTGGTATCTACGGCAATTTCGTTGACTTCGAGCCAAAGGGGAATCCAGATGCGTTTCTCTGAGGGAGTGATGTTCGCTATGGGTATCGGACTGACAGTCTGGTACCTGATTGGTTCCGGAACTGTTACGATTGGAGGTTAAAATGATTGATTATAAAAAGCCACCATTTGATGGTAAATGGGTGCTAACAAAAGGGCGATTGATGAATGACTACCTACGTAGTGATGAAGAAGTTGCTTTTGTTGGCACTTATAAAGAAGCCAAGGCTCGGGCCATCGAAAAGGGCAGTGGTACTCTTCAGCCAATTAAACGGCGCATTCAAATGGTTAAGGAAATGACTGACAAAGAAGTCATTGAAATGTTTAAGCATCTTACCCCAAGGGACCATACTAAGGAGCTTTGATATGTGTTTGGATAAAAATCAAAATGAGCTTAAAGTAGGCGACGAGATCGTCGGTATTTACACTCAGCGTAAACCGCATGGTTGGTCTTCAAAGCGAACTTATCGTGGTGCTCCAGCTCTTGAGCGAGGAGTCATCGAAAAGGTTTACACCACTCAGGTCGATGTGCGATGGGTCAATGTAGATGATTCTACCCGAGCAAACGGCGACCGAATCTTTCGGCTTAAAGATTTAAAATAATGGAAATAGGAAAAGTAAAGATGGATATTTTTCATTATTCTAATTATGAGTCCTACGCAAAAGATCGCCGTGCTAAGGGATTAGGCGTCCTACCTGAAAATATTTTTAATGCGCTTTGGCTTGAGGAAAAAGCGTTTCGTCGTCAACATGCTTACTATGGTAAAAAGGAGAATGAAAATGGTACCCCGTGATGATGTGAAAGTTGTGTTTAGTGAAACTGATGCGATTGTATTAGAAGTAGGAACTGTGGAAGAACAGACTTTGTTCAAGATTCCTCTGGATGGTCCATCGGTACAGTCTATCCGTAAGCATCTTGTCGAGGAAGAAAACTTTGAGTTGACCTTTGTTGGTAAAGATGAGAAAACTGTTGTCCATCTTAATTACGCCAAGTTCCGTAACGATGTCCCAAACATTCGGGTCACTTGGAAAGAAAAGCAACTTTTTGGTGGCTGGGAACATGAGTTTCTTGACATTGCACCGCATAAGTTCTTCAAGAATGGTAAGATTGAGGAAGCAGGGATATGAAAGAGCAGACCTATGAAGAAAAGATTGACGGGTACATTCAGGCGTGTAAAGCGAACCTCAAAAAGTACCAGGAAGCGAATGACAAAGCTGCGATTCAGGCTTGTGAAAGCATGATTGCTCAATTTATGGAAATGATTGAGGCGAACAATGACTGATAGTGTGATCGCTAACAACGGCTGGTACGCCAGAGAGAGGCTCAACTTTGAGCCTCGCACCACTGAAGAACTGCAAGAGACTCGTGACGGTATGCTACACTATGGTATTCGCTACCTGAATGCAAGACGCAAGACGAGGCTCAAGGCAATTGAGGATATCTTGATGGAGCGAGAGAAATCTTAGAATTATTGCATAAAAATTTAGACGATAGTTCTTTATTTTTACAACAATCCCAAGTATCTCTTGATTATCAAAACAAAACGACGTGATTCGAAAAGGAAATATATCATGGCTCACGAACTAGAAATTGTAAACGGTCAGGCTAAAATGGCATACGCTGGGGATGTCCCTTGGCATGGGCTTGGCACTCAGGTCTCCGACACTATCGACACCGATGGTATGATGAAAGCAGCTGGCCTTGACTGGTCTGTCTCCAAGCAGCCAATGTACTATGTCGATGACCTCGGCAATCAGGGCGAGATTCCTGGTAAGACCGCATTGGTCCGTTCCTCTGACCGTAAAGTCATGGACATCGTAGGTCAGGACTGGAACCCAGTACAAAACCAGGAAGCATTCGACTTCTTCCGTGAGTTTGTTGATGCGGGTGATATGCAGATGCATACCGCTGGCTCTCTGAAGGACGGTAAGCTCGTTTGGGCTTTGGCTAAGGTCAATGATGGCTTCACCATCAAGACTGATCAGGGCGATGACACTGTCGAGTCCTACCTGCTGTTCTCTAACCCGCACCAGTACGGCAAATCTATTGACGTGCGCTTTACCCCGATCCGTGTTGTATGTAACAACACCCTGACTCTCTCGCTGAGCCAGAATGTCGACCAGTATGTCCGTATGGGCCACCAGCGTCCGTTTGATGCTGATGATGCTAAGGCTACCCTCGGTATGGCACATGCTAAACTGGAGACTTACAAGGAAGCTGCGGAGCATCTTTGTAAAAAGACTTACACCGCTGACCAGATGGTTGACTACTTCAACCAGATTTTCCCTTCTGCTTCTGGTCGTGACTCGAATAAGGCTCGTCAGGCCAAAGAGGTTCTGGAAACCCAAGCGGGTGCAGACCTCGGGCGTGGCACCTTTTGGCAGCTGTTTAACACTGTCACCTACATGACCGACCATACTCTTGGGCGTAACGCTGACACCCGTCTGCAGTCCGCATGGTACGGTCATAACCAAAACCTGAAGAAGCGTGCTCTTGAGCTCGCAGTTAAAGCATAAGAAAAGGAGTGCTTTATTATGTTGTACACAATAACTGCCCACAACATCCGTCAGAATCTTGGCCAAATGGTTGGCCAAGAATTTAGTAGTCGCAGCTTTGCAGAAAAATTTGGATACATCACTGATGAAACTCCAGAAAGCGAGCATACTCCTATTATTTCTCGGATTGCCAATGAACTGGCAAAGTGCCGTTCGAAGGAGGATACCTTTAACAACGCCAAGATGAAGGGTAAACATGCTCATTTCATGACCGCCATGGGAATTCGCCTAAAGGTAGTGCGCATTGCTGATACCAATGATGGTTATGGTGCCTCTTACATCTATCGTGCTGATGCTATTGATGATGCACCAAAGGTAAAGACGATCGAGAATAGCTACCCCAGCTTTATCCAGATCGACTTTGATGAAATGATAAAGGCTATCCCAGACGAAACGTTCATGAAAGAAATCAGCCGTCGTTTCGGCTCTTAAATAAAAGCAGGGAGCTTCGGCTCCCTTCTCATCGAGGAACACAATGTTACTTAACCAACCGGAGAAAAATTACATGAAATGGATGTATGAAGAATGGGCTTCGCTTCAAGAACAACTCAAATCTTATGACGAAAATCCCTCTTTGAAAAACACCCTTGGATACATTGGTTTGTTACGTCGAAGAGAAGATCTTAAAAAGGCTTTTCCGGAATTAAAGTAAGATTTAGCTCTTGCTCAAAAGCGGAAATACTAATATAAAGAATGAGGGGAACTTCCCCTCATTTTCATGGAGTTGTGATGATGATAAAAACACCAGACTTTAATATAAGTTTGCGCTGTTCCTTTGTTATGAGTGATGTGACATATAAACTCATAAAAATGAAAGGTAGTGTTAAACTCAATGACAGAAATGGAGAAAGATGTTATGCTCCGTGCGGTTAAATACTGTACGGAGCATTTAGGTATGAACGAAGCAGAATGCTGGAAGAGATCAGAAACGACCGTCAGCATTTTTTGGGCGCATTACTTTGATAGTGAGGTAGTACTATGAAATGCGACATTGAAATGTTCATCGAAACAACCAACGAATGGGTTGTAGTAGATACATTTTTTTCAAAAGAACAAGCAGTAAGTTGGATTCTTCAACGATATGACGATCTTGTAAAAAAGTTTAATGATGATGATAGTATGACACCTGAGTTGTGTTTAAGGGCAGTGACAGACACATACAGGATATGTGAATAAATCTGGGGGGCTTTCGCCCCCCTTTCTTTTACATAAGCTTCAGGTCCTCTACAGGCGGAGGTAGAGAGATTATCTTATGATTGGCCCCATTATGTGTAGCATAATGCTCTGGTATTGTTGTTCCCCTCTCCTGATCTAAGACAGGAACAACTAAATTAAATTTATGTTTATTGAGATCAGGATATAATTGGTTTAAATCATCATATGGCCCAGTGGCGATTGGCCCCTCAAAAGTCGATCGGCGCTCAAGTTCCGCTAACATCTGAGCGCAAAATTCTGGTCGATAAAACGTAGCCACATTCGCATGATTTGAAATTTTTTTAGCAGGATAGTGATCTTCAAAAATTACTTTTGTTGGATCGCCAATCAGTAACGCATCATGTTCTAAAATTAAAAATGGTATATCAGCGTCAACGCACTCTTGCCATAAAAAAATAAAGTTACACCATATCGCAGCTTCACGTTTAGAATGACCATGCCAGCCGTTATTATTCGCTAACGATTCATTCATACCAATTGTTGACGCAAGGCAAGTAAAATTATACTGCCAGAAAACTTCAGAATCATATAATGTTTCATCGGTTATTGCGTCATACAATTCTACATTAAAATCAGACCAAGAAGGGAGACAATAAGCGGCATAAGCTTCAGAAAGAGAGTCCCCCTTCATTCTTATCATTTTAACTCGGAAGTTGTTCATACCATGCTTTCAAAAACGGCAAATGGTTCTTCAGAATCTCTGCGCACTTCCAAGCAATTTCTCGGTGTTCTTTCTGTGTGCCATTACCACAACGCAGTTCGCAATAGTGAATCCATGACCGAACATTACCTTTCATATACATACGAGACTGCATGTTACCTTCAGGCAACACAGCACGGGCTTGCTCTTTAGCAATACCCTTTTCTAATGCTTCTTTGTAGATACGGTCTGCATGTTTCACAAGGAACTTTTGCTGCGCATCCCACCATGCTTGTAATTCTGTATCATCCGTTTCAATTGAGTTTTGACGGTTCTTTGTATCTTGCAGCCGTGCTTCCCGCATATACACAGCAAGGTCTTTAGTAGGGTCAGCATACCGTTGACTAAACTCTTGAAATGAAAACGAACGGTGCCGCAGGATTTGCCGTGCAATATCCCGTGTTGTATTAATTTCAAGAACCATATCAACCATTTCAAATGGAGACCAGTGCTTGTTATCAATCAAGTATTTCAACAGTTTATAGTTATCAGGATTGCTTTGATTGCTTGGATTAGAAATTCTTGCGCAATACCCAATAATATCTTGGGCAGACATCTTCTTTCCAGTGCCATCTTGATACGCATTGATCAGTGAAGAGGTAATGGCAACAGGAAGTACGGTTTGGTTCATATTTTAAAGTCCTTAAATTTATCACCAGCAGGAGTTTTATCAAATACAGGAATATCATCACTTAAAAGGTTTTGATCAGAAGCATCGACATCATACCAACGCATCTTAGACCTATCTATTCCTACAACAAATCGTTTATTTTTGTTTGGATCGTTGTATCTATTTTTGAGTTGTTTGACCATAATCTGGCCGTTTTGCTCAAGTTCTTCATTCGTGACTAAAGCAATCATCAAGTCAGCTGTCGCTGGTAAACCGAATGACTCTGAAGTATCTTCAAGGCCAGGATCAGAGTTACCGAACCCACTCCTTGTCGTTTGAGTCGCTGTAATAATAGGAGGGCCAAATTCAACAGCCAATCCTCTCAGCTCCTCAGCGATTGCCTTTACATAGGTGTAGGAATTAATAGCTCCTCCCATACTTTTCATACGAGAGGAAGCGCAAATGTTAAGATAATCAATAAAAATCACATCAGGGACAAAAGAACGTTTTAATTTTAATTCTTTTAGTAGCGCTCTAAAATGACCAGCATGAGCCGCTCCTGTGGGATATTCTTTTACGATTAACTTACCCACAGTTTTTTTCGCAATCGCATGGACTTTTTCAGTAAACATTGACTTGGGTAATTTTTCTAGCTGATCGATCGGAATATCTAACAAATTAGCATCTATTCTTTCAGCGATCCTTTCCTCAGCCATTTCCATGGTAATGTAAAGTACATTCTTACCTTGGAGCATCGAGCTGGCAGCGATATGGCACATCCCTAATGATTTACCGACACCTGTACCAGCCAAAATTACATTCAATGTTTTATCAGGTAGTCCACCTTTAGTGATACGATTCAACTTTTCAATATCAAAAGGCAATCTTTCTTCAATCCGGTTGTAGAACTCATAGCGCTCTTCAACATCTTCGATATAGTCATGACCGATACTTGCATCAAAGGCGACTGCAAGAGCCTCTGAGAGAAGCTCAGGTATAGCATTCTTTGTGAGGTTTTCACTTTTACCATCTAGAATGTTAATACTTTCCATGATAGCGATGTGCAGCGCACGCTCTTGACACCATTTCTCAGTGCTTTCAATCAAGAAATCCCTATCAATATCAACTGGAGCAAAAATTTCAGGCAAAAGAGCCGAGACTTCTGTGAACATATCATCAGAAATCTTTTCGTTTTGCTCCAAGTCGATACGAAAAGCCTCAAGCGTCGGTAAAGTATTATGCTTTTCAACAAAGGCTGCTACTTGTTTAAATACGACTCTTAGAGAACCTTCAAAATAGTTTGGCTTCAAGAATGGAATTACGAGCCGTAAAAATTCCTCATTCGTCAAAAGAGATCGTAGGATAGTCTTGTTGAGATTCTCGCTCATCTAAAATTGCTGTCCCATTTTTTAAACCTGTAGAAATAGCTGACATTAATACATCACCGAAATATTGGCTCATTTTGTATTCTTTAACATCAGCAGGTACGACTGTAGGGTTTAGAATATTATATTGAAAAGATAGAGTCAATTCATCTTCTTCAGCTTCTTCAACTGGCTGAACTTTAATATTTGTGTAATGAATAATTACGTCTTCGTAATCGCCCGTAAGTAAATGAATTGCCCATCCTGGTTCCTCAGTTATGCCTACATATTCATAGTCTTCGTTTTCTTTAAAACGCTCAACTAAATCTTTAACCTGCGATTTCATCTGGACTTACCACTTCAATGTTGAACTTTCCATTGAGTTTAAAGTTTTCTTCTACAAACTCTTTGAATTTCTGAGTTGAGACTAACTCATCCCAGAACTTTGCGTCTAGTTCTTTGGCTCTGTATTTCTTTTCTTCAATTTCCCCAGTTTCCTGGTCAATTTTTCGGTACCAGCCTGCAGGTAATTTTTCAATAAATTGTCCCGCAATAGCAACGTCAAGTAGGCCAGAATACTTATCGATGCCGCCTTCCCAAGTAACCGAGATAGGAATGTTGGTTTTTTCACGGACATATCTAGACTTATCCACATTAATTACAAAATCATAACCGACGATAGAAGTATCAACTTTATTTTGCCTACGACCCATAATCCAAATATCATCAGCAGCAAAATACAAGCCAGTGCCGCCTGATACGACTTTCTTTGAATAAGTTTCTTGCGTATCGTAAACATGAGCGATACCCAGAAACGGAATATCTTTCATATTTAGATGCGGATTAATCATACGGAACAAGCTTTTCATGACCTTGGCTCTTGTCATATCTTGCGTAGACTTTTCTGCCAACGCATCATCAAGTTCTTTCTTAGAAGCCAACTGCCCAAGAGAGTCCACGATAACAATAACCTTGTCGCCTTTATCCAGATTTGTGAGCTGAGAAACAAGATCAAACTTCAGTTCCTCAAGGTCAGTGATGGGAGTATGAAGCACTCG